TTGTTCCATCCATTCATAGTATGCTTGAAGGAACGCAACAAACTTATCATAGTCCGGATTGTCACGAATGAATTCCGGTAACTGTGAGGGTATTAGTAAAGATGTTTTATGACTGGATTTAATCATTATTTTTTAGCTGCTACTTTAACCTGAACGGCACCAACATCAAAAGGATCGACAGTCAATATTCTATTATATGTTGAATATAGAATATTTGTCTCTGGACTTACCGTTAATGTTAGTTGTGATAAATCATTATCGACATTTGCTGGAGAAAAACTATCCAAAGTTATAATTCCTTTTTGATAATCTATTGTTCCAACACTAGAATCGAGAATTGTTTTTACAGTATTGTTTGCAGTATAGTAATAACTTCTAACTGTACCATATCTGCCTTCTATCACAGGAGATGCAGCACCTAATCTTCCTGTTGTGTCATTTGAATTATTTTCTATTTTTACTATTGCGCTGGTATAACCAGAACCTTTGTTTGTTACATTTATTTTTGTTATACTTCCTAAAGCATTAATATTTGCCTCTGCTGTAGCACCAGTACCATCTCCAAGTATTGTAACTTTTGGTGAATAACTATATCCAAATCCAGGGTTTGTAATTTGAACACTATCTATTCCACCTGTTGAACTTGGGATTTCTTCCAAATATATACCACTTATCAGTAGAGTTGGTGTCAATGGATCTTTAAATTGTATTGCTGGTGAACTAGAAAGACCACTTGTTAATACTCCTCTCTTTATAGGAGCATTATAATATAAACTATACGTTGTTGGTACCGTCAAATTCGGTAAAAACTTTTTCTGAATTTTTATTGATAAATCAGCCGATAGAATAGACCTGTTTGCATTTTTGATAACATTATTGAAATCTGTTATAGAAAATACGGAATTGAACGTATTCAATGTTATGGCCGAATAATTTCTAATTGTATCATTGACTAATGTTTTTATTTCATTAGCAGTAAGATTTGTATTTTTAGGATCATAAAGAACATCAGCAAAGATTTGAATGTAAACATAATCTGGATCAACGATTGTGGGTTCGACTGTCATCAAAGAGATAGGTTTAATCACATCACTTATTAATCTTTGTTTTTGTGTGTCTGTTAGAACGTAACTACCAGAAGGTTTCAATGCAACAAAGACTTGTCCATACACAGGAGGATCGTTTTCTTGACCTCCCCAAACATTAACCGCATCAAATGTAATTCCTAATTTATTGCTTTGTAGAATCGAAATATAATCTTCTTTTGTTACTGCTCTGCCTTGTGCGGAATACGATTTTGGTGCTGTAAATTTAATAGAATCTATCGATTCTTTTTGTGTTCCATTCGATGCAGAAGTTACAGGAAATATTGTTGTGTTTGCAAAACCATATACTGAATCTAGAAGAACAAAACTATTTGCTCCAGTCGATGCCGTTCCTTCGGTTGAAACATATGTAACTATAACAATATTATCATCTATTAATTTGTTTCCTAAAACACCATCTCCAAAATAAATTTCATAGTTTCCATTAATTCCTTCTTGCAGATAATATACTTTACTATCATTCTTTACATTAAGAAAATCTGTTGTCAATTGATAAGAATATGTTGTTGTATCTGATGCACTATTCTGAACATAAACTTTTAGTGTTGAAGTGTCAATATTAGGATCAGGAATTTCAAACGTATATGTTGGATTTGAAACACTATTTACAACGAAAGAATTTCTGACAACAGATCCTTGTTTTATTGAAATGTTTTTAAATAATGATGTGCCACTATTTACGTTTTCAGTATATTCATCTGTGGTTACAAAATTATAGTTTACCCCATCTATTGCTTGAGATATAAAATTTGTATATATTGGTAGAGTCAATGCGGTATCTACATTGTTATATACAGTTAGGTCTATTGATGCTTCTGGTGCTGTAGATGACCTCGGTGTATATCCTAAAAGTTTTGCCTGAGATACTACCGATTCTCTTTGTAATGCTGTATCTAAAAATAATTCATTTCCTACCATATTCAGATAGAAAGCGTTATATTGAGTATTATATGCGAGAATATCAATTAAATGTGATAGTCCAGAACCCGAAAAATTATAGTCTTTAAATGTATCTTGTGACTTTAAATAGTTGATAATGCTGGTCTTGATTCCAGCAAAATCTAATTCTGATAATTGAATATTACTATTGGCTGCTGCCATTATCTTCTCCTCTCAAGGAGTAAATTGACTGAAGTTACTTCTGTATTGTTGCCGATAAAAAAAGTCAATTCTATATAGAATGAATTTTTATCCTCTATGGCAATAACATTAATTTCTTTTACTTGTGCCCTAGGTTCGTAGTTGTTTATAACATCACGAATTTCTGATTCTAATGCAGACGCAGTTATTGCAGTAGTAGGCTCAAACAAATAAGCAGACATGTTTGATCCTAAATCTGGCTGCATAGGTCTCTCATAGAAATTGGTTAATAATAAATTTCTGACTGAGCGAACAACTGCTTGGTCATCATAGCTAAAAGAAACATCACCCGTAACTGGATTACGAGCAAATGTTAAATCTAAATCTGAATATATTTTTTGTAGAGTTTGTGCCATATATTATTTATTAACCAAAATCCGAAATGTATTACTTTGTATTGAAATCGGATGCAGTTACACTACCCCCAACATCTACGTTTCCACCAACACTCTCGTTACCACCAATACTTGAATTACCACCGACACTTGCATTACCGTCAACGTTTGAATTACCATCAATCTGCATATTTCTGTGTCCAACAAAATCTAACTCCGCTTGAATATTACCGTTTGATGATATACTACCTTGGTTCAAAAAGTTTCCAGTCGATTGTATGTCACCCACATGGTCAATAGGACCGACAAAGTTGAATGATTCAGCCATTGCCATAAAGTGTCCATCAACCTTCAATGACATGTTTCCTTTGACTTCCCACACTACGTCACCATCTATCTGAACTTTTGCATTGCCTTTGATATAGACCTTCAGATGCCCTTGAGTAGTCCTTTGTTCGTCTCCCATGATATAGATGTAACCATCTTTTTGTATGATTTGTACGTTGTCATTGACTATTTTTTCCATTCTCGAACCGTCAGGATGTATTTCTGTAAATGTTCCTGTACGATGTTGAATGTTTATTCTTTCTGCTCCAGGAGTATCATCAAACTCCATAACGTGACCAGATTCAGTTGCCTTACTATTGTTGTATGGATATTTTGCATCATACGGGACTGGTTTTTCATTGAATGAATTGTTTGGGTCTACTGCCGAAAGAACTTCATCTCCTTTTGCATCGTAATTTTTCTTATTATCGACAATTTCTGTTAATTGTTTTGTTTGATTTACTGTTTTGTCTAGTGTTCCTAGTAACTCGGCTGAAGATGCCATTTTTATGCTCCTTTGGCTTTAAGTTCATCATATTTTGCATCAAACGCATTTCCTAAAGGATAACCTTTTTGGAATATTTTTTTAAGATATGATAATAAATCTGATACTAGGGCAGAATCTCCAGATCCTTTTGTTATTAATGGGGTTATTTCATTATCTATTTTTTTTATCATTATCGAAGCAAATCCTTGTCTTTCGTCTACCCAAGGGTTTAATCCGAGTAAAGTGTTTATATTTTGAAGTTTTGATAATAATTCTGACTCTTTTGCGTCTATAGCATCCTTGCACACAGAAATCATATTTTCTATTGATTTTTTCTGCGAACTATTTGCTTGATATAGTGGAACATTTGGTGGTATGGGATTAGGTACAGGATCTGCTACTGTACTAACGCCCGTTGCTGCCACCGGAGTTTTAATTTCTGTTACTGCTAAAACTGGTATTTTTGTTGTGATATTTGCTGGAGCAAAACCTTTTAGTTTATCAAAAATTTTTGACGAAATATCAGTTGCACCAGACCTAAGACTAGATAAATCGGTTTTTAGTCCCAGAGATTCTTGTGCTTTTGCTGCCATATTAGATGCAGATGCCGTTGCTTTTCCTAATCCAGCAGTTATTGTTGCTTGTGCTTTTGCGAAATCTGCTGTTGCTTGTGCTTTCTGTGCGTCAGTTATTGAACCTACTGCACCTGAAATTCCAGAGGTTACTGATGATGTTAAACCTGATACTAATGATGATACTTGTCCTGATAATCCTGATAGAGGAGAACTGATGTTGTTTAAACTACTAGCATTTAAACTTAATGCTCCTGTAGGCAAATGTGCAATCGATCCTGCTAATGCATTAACATTGGGTAAAAGACCTTGTAACTGATTTTGTAATCCACCAACAAGAGCAGAAGGATTTAATGCTGATGCTGCTCCGGCCGCACCACCTGCAATATCTACAGTTAAACTTCCCGCTTTAGGACCAGAAATATCATTGACAACACTTTTTAATTTCTCAGTTACTTGAGATGGTGTTAGTTTTGCATCATTGATTGCAAGAGGAGAAACTGAAGGAAATCCTGTGAGTTGAGGATTTCTTTGTGCGGGTTGATTGATTGTGTTTACACCTGAACCGTCCTCATTTTCTTCTCTTTTGGCAGGAAATGCAGGAGCAGTTATCAATTGTGCTGAACTTCTAGGATCAGTAAATCCTTGC